CCGGGGGCCGTCCGGCTCGTCCCATGCGTCGCTGTGGGTGCTTTCCTCCCCGGCCAGCAAGCTCACCAGAGCCTGCATCAGGGTGCTTGCACCGGCGCAGACGATGTCCTGCCCGGCGGGGGCGTAGCCCGCGTGGCCCGCCGCTTCCAGCCGGAGCGTCACCCCCTCCGGCCCGTCCAGTTCGTTGTAGAGCACTTTGATCATTTACTGTTCCTTTCCAAGGCCCATGGCGTGCGCCACCGCCTTTGTCGTCAAGTTGTCGGCCGGGCCGGTCAGCGGGGCCCGCCGGGTCTGCATCTGCTGCATCCGGATGAGCTGCGTCTGCAGAGCGGTCAATTGCTGCGCGAGAGTCCCGTTCAGCCGTACCCGCTGGCGCACCTTCTCGATGCCCTCAAAGTCCATCATGTCCAGCGCCGCCAAGGCCGCGTCCGCATTCGCCGGGGCAAAGAAGCCCAGTTGGTAGCACTCCTTGGCCGTCTCGTTCTGAGAGAGGCGGCTGAAGGTGGATTTCTTCTCGGCGCTCACCACGATGTCGAAGATCGGCTCACGGCTGCCCAGTTCCACGCCGCCCACCACGCCGCCGGGCTGCGGGCGGAGCGCCGCGCCGGAAAAGGGCACGAACTCGTTTTCGCCAGTGCCGCCCACGATGCGGAACACCCGCTCCTCGTCGTAGAACTGCCGCATCAGATCAAGGATGAGGTAGCACTCCTTGGCAAAGGCCCGGTAGGCACTTTTCAGCATGTCGCGGCTGAGCTTCGACCCCGCCTCCTGCAGGGCCGCAATGGCCGAAGCCGCCGTCACGCCGCCCGCAGTGCCGCCTTGGGTCATATCCCGGTTGCCGGAGATCTCTTTCAGCTCCTCGATCCGGCTGGCGCGGTAGCTCAGGCTGTTGCCCTGCAAGCCCGCCGTCTGCAAGGGGCGGAAGCTGTCGTCGTTCAGCCGCCCCACCACATGCACGATATCGCGGGAAAAATCGGCCAGCTCCTCTTCGTTCACCCCCGCCGTGTCGCTCAGCACATACCGCTGTTTCGAGGAGAGCAGCACATTCTCGTCCATGGCGTGATTCATCCGGTCGATGGCGTTCTGGCACTCCTTCATCACGTCGATGTACCCGAAGCCCGCCGGGCTGTCCTCCTCCATGAAGAGCGGGTCGAACACGAAGGGATACTTGCCGTGGTCGTAGAAGCCCCGCCCGGCCAGCGCCGGGTCGTTCTCGCTGGCGTAGAGGACCACGCCGTTGCAGAACTTGCAGTAGTGGAGCAGCACCCGGCCATTCTCATCCGGCTTTTTGTAGTACCAGTCCACCACCACGCTTTTTTCGCTGGTGTCCAGCCCGCCGTCGTGGATGAAGCGGGGCACGTCCAGCACGCTGGCGCTGTGACCCTTGAGCTGGGGCCAGCGGGCTTCCAACTGCTTTGTGTTCTCCATGTTCAGGGAGAAAAAGTGAGGCGATGCCTGAATATCCTCCACGCCCGGCTCCCAGTAGAGCATCAGCAGGTTCATGGGGCGGATGGCGATCTCGCCCACGCCGCCGTGCTGTTCCGGGTCCCAGAAAATGCCCTTGACGCCGGTGCCCTGCTTGAGCTTGCGCCACCATGTGTCGCTGTACACCTGCTCGTAGTCGGCCTGTTCCAGCACCACGGGCAGAATGCTGGACAGCACCCGCGCCGTCTGCTCGTCATCTGCCGCGCGTGGCAGCACGTTGGGGGCCGGGTAATTGTCCATGGCATCGGCGTGCTTGTTGGCGATGGAGTTGAACAGCCACCCGCTCGACGTCTGGGGCTTGCCCTCCATCATCGGGTTCTGGTAGTTTTTCCAGTGCCCCATCCGGAACCACAGTTCGTTGTCCACCAGCCGCTTGTCCAGCGCAGCCTTGCCCGCCTTGTACTTCTGCAAGATGGCCGCCGCCTCCGCGACCTTCTCCGGGCCGATGGGCAGTTCCCGCAGCTCTGTATTGTTCAAAATCTCATCTTTCATAGGTTCTCCTTTCCGTCAGCATCCTTGCCCTCTCAGTCAAAGCCTAACGGCTTTGCCAGCTCCGTGACACGCCGCCATCAGGCGGACTGCGCGCTGAGAGGGCTAGATCCGGTAAAATCGCGCCCTCTGATGCAGCTCCAGCGGGTCATCCGGCTGCGGGGGCCGCACTGTGCGGCGGGGCGGCGAAATGGGTTTTTCCATCAGCACATACCGGCATTCGTCGTAGATGTGGTCCTCCTGCCGGGTGTCGATGTCCTCCACATTGCTCTCGTCGTAGACCAGATTCGGGATGGTCCGGATGAAGTGTTTGCAGGTATTGAAGACCTGAAACATCGGCTTGCCCTCCCCGTCGAACGCCAGCCGGTAGTGGAACTGCATCTTGCCTGCAAGGCGGGTGTGGTCACCGGGCATCCAGTGCAGGAAGTTCGGGCTCCGCTCCATCATGGCCGCGATGCTCTCGCCCCGGCTCTCGTCGAAGATAGCGGGGTCGGCAATGCCTTGGATGACCCGCCCCCGCAGCACCGGGTCGTTCTGCTCGGCCTCCCGGATCCGCCGGGCCTGTTCCACCGGGTCGATCCGAAGCCCCTCGTTGGGGCGGCCGGTGCAGCCGTACAGCTCCTTGATCCGGTAGAGCCGCCCCTCCTCGTCCACCGCGTACCACCCCACCGAGAAAGGCTTGGAAAAGCCGAAGTCGTAGCCCCGGTAAATTTTCCAGTGCTTCGGGATGGGGAACGGTTCGATCACATGGGTCCAGCGCTGGTCGAAGTAATGGCCGGGGTCGTTCCGCCACTCGGTGAACACCTGCCCGGAAAAGCTGTCCCAGCTGCCGTAGAGCAGGGCCTGTTTTTCCGCTTCGGGCAGGGACGCAAGGCTGGCGAGGTAGTCCGGGTCATTTTCCAGCAGAGCGGGGTTGTCGAAGATGCTGGACGGGATGAACACCCGCGCCCGCTTCAGCCGCTTTTCGCTGCCGTCCGGCATTCGGATGGGATATTCCTCCACGATGGGGGTGCCGGGCGGGGCCGGGGTGATGAACCGGGCCTTCACCCACCCGTGGCCTACGCCGCCGGGGTTGGTGGTGGCCCGCAGATACACCCGTGTGCCGGGGCCGGTGGGGCGGTTGCGGCTCATCATGTAGCTGTACTCTTCCCACTCGAAGTGGGTCAGCTCGTCGAACCCGATGAAATCGAAGGCCTTGCCCTGATAATTCGTCCGGTCCTTGGTGTGCTGCATCGAGCCGAAATAAATTTTCGCCCCGCTGGGGAAGACCCAGACATGGCTCGTGGCGTTGTACTGCGCTTCGGGGAAAGCCCTGCGGTAGTAGAGCTGGCTCTTGTCCACAATGTCGCTGAGCTGGGGGAAGGTCTTGCGCAGGATCAGCGCCCGGTAGTGAGGGATATCCACCTGCCGCAGCGCCTCGATCACCAGCGCGTCGCTTTTTCCGCCGCCTGCGGCCCCGCCGTACAGGGCCTCCGGCTCCGGCCGGCGCATGAACTCCATCTGCCGCGGCTGAGGCCGCCAGACCACGGCTGCATTCGTTCCAGTCTTCATACGTCCTCCACCTTCGGCAGCAGCACCACGCCGCACTCTCCGCCCTCGGCCTCTGCCCCCTGCTCGTTCACGGTCTTGGTCACAGCAGCCACATCCTTCACGATGGCCGTGATTTCCTTCATCGCCTTCACGATGCCGCTGGTCTCGGTGCCGTCGCGCCGCGCCGTTTTCTGGCGGGCGCTCAGCTCCTTGACCTCCAGCGCCAGCATCGCGCTCAGGGTATCGGCGGCGCGGTAAAGGTTTTCAAGGCACTTGCCCTCTGCGGATCGTTTTTTCTGCGCCATTCGGTTTGTTTCACATCCTTTCGTTTTGGCTTGGCAAAAGAATACCACGTTTTTGTCTTACCCGTCAGTGTGTCCTTTTGTGGGCCCACAGAGTAGTTTTTGCTTTTTGTTGTCCTGTTTGTATAATCCAAGCGTACAAAAAGTTCCCTGCCCGCGTTCTTTTTTCGCAGACAGGGAATCGAACCTCCAATTTTTTGAGGGGTAGCATCCAATTTTTGCGCAAAAAAGGCCGACACAGCCTCTGCTCCACCCGGAGCGGCCATGTCAGCCTTTTCTTTTTTCGAATTTATAACGTCTTTACGCGGTCAAACAGTTCCTTTGCCGCTTCCACAGCTTCCTTGCTGCCAAAAGCAACGCGGGTGCCGTGCTCTGCGGCCTTGCCGAGGTCTGCCGCCATCGCTTTCAGCGCCGCTTCGTCCACGCCGCACAGCGCCCTGCGGTCCGCCGCCAGCATCTCGTCGGTGATGCCGCAGAAGTACCGGCGGTCGAGGTCCTTCGCCTCGGCACAGGGCTTCATGGGCTTGTCCATCTCGGAAACGGTGCCCACGATGGAATCGGTCAGGTCCTTTTCGGTGTAGCTGCGCGCGGCCAGCTCCGCCGGGCCCTTGGCAAACGTCTCGTAGCTCTCGGCCATGTGGGGGTCGCGGTAGGTGTAATAGGCCTCCGCCCCAGCGCGGGTCAGCATCCCGGTGCCGTAGGCGCCGCCCACCTCGCGGATGTTGTGCCACAGGTATTCGTAGCTCATCACGCGGGCCAGCACCCGGCGCTCCGGCTTGCGCTCCTGCGGCCATGCCAGAATGTCATAGTTCACGCCGCCGTCAATGAGGAAGGCTTCGTTCACCGGGGCGGTCAGCTCCTGCGTGTAGGGTTTGGCCGTGCCGCGGGCTTCTTCCGCGAACACACTGCCGGGCAGCAGAGCTTCCAGCTTCTGTTTTGCCGCTTCGCTGCCGTGGAGGCTGATGGTCAGTGCCGCGTGGTGCAGCACCTTTTCCCGCACTGCTTCCAGCTTTTTGCCCAGCGCCGCCCAGTCGGCCTGTTCCAGCAGACCGCAGAGGAACTTGTACCCGGTCACGCCGCTGCAAGCCTCGCTCAGCGCATATTCCACTGCATAGTGGCTCATGGCGCGGACCATCGCATACTGGTTGCCCATCTGGATGAACTGCTGCTCCATGTTCAGCTTCTGCTGGCTCAGCACGCGGGCGAACGCCGCCTCAGCCTTTTCGCCGGTCAGCTTGGTCTCGTACAGGAATTCCCCGCCCAGCTCGATGGCCTTTTCAAGGCTGCGCTCCAACAAGCTCATGCTCAACACCAGCTTTGCGTGGCAGGGGGTTCCCTCCTGCCGCCCGGTCCAGAACGCGATGCACGCCGTGCTGTCGCCCAGCCACGTGCTGCGCAGGGTGTTCAGCTCGCGGGCCGTGTGGCGCGGGGTGTCCAGCTCGTCCAGCATATCGGTCAGGATGTCCAGATACTGTACTTCTTCCTCGCTCAGCCCGCCGAGGTCGTAGTAGAGATTCAGGTACAGGCTGCCCTTGGAGGGGTGGTGCAGCAGCTCTGCCCCGGCCACTGTGCCCACCACGCCTTCGGCGCTGGGGCTGCCCTCGCCGAGGTCGGCCACGGTCAGCGGGTGGTCCAGCACCAGCTTGCCGTCGGTGCGGGCGGGGGCGGCGTTCTCGTCGTCCTTCTTGGGCAGGGTCGGCACTTGGATGACCTGCACCGGCGCGGGGGCAAACAGCTCCCGCAGCAGCTCGTTGAACCAGCCGCTGTCCAGCTTCTCCCGCAGGGCGGCAAAGAGCTTGTCCGTGTGGAGCAGCAGGGCCGGGTCTCCGGTGTGGAGCCAGCCGGTCGCGGCGTGGATGGCGTCCAGCACGCCGTCGGGCAGACTGCCCGGCCGCTCCAGCGAAGCGAACTCCGCCGCGTTCAGGCTGGCCAGCAGCAGCTCTGCCGGGATGCCCTCGGCAAGGATGCCGTCCACCGCGCGGCGGACCGCTGCGGCGAACTGTTCCGCCGTTTCCTCGGTCGCGCCCCGCAGCACCAGCTCCAGAACGGGCTGCAATGTGCTGTCATCGAAGCCCACATCGATATCCGCGCCCAGCTTTTCTTCCAGCAGAGCCGCTTTCAGCGGGGACTGGTTGGTGCCCAGCAGCGCGTCCAGCAAAATCTCCACGCCCAGCTGCCGCTCCCGGTCGGCGAAGGCGCCGGTGTACCACGCCAGCGCGCACTGCACCTCGTCGGCCTCCGGCTTTTCGGTGTAGTAGGGGATCTTCACGCAGATGCCCGGTTGCTCACTCTGCAAGGTCAGCTTGGGCTGGCTGGTGCCCTTGGGCATCTTGCTCAGGTATTCTCTGTCGAGGAAGTCCAGCTTCTCGGCCATATCCATCTTGCCGTACAGGGTCACGCAGCAGTTGTCGGCGCTGTAGTGGCGGCGGTACACCCGCTGATACTTCTCATAGGTCAGCGCCGGGATGGACGCCGGGTCGCCGCCGGAGACGAAGCCATAGGCCGTGTCGGGGAACATGGCCCGCTCCAGCGCATCTTCGAGCTGAGCGTCCGGGGCTGCCAGCGCGCCCTGCATCTCGTTGTACACCACGCCGCTCACGGTGCCGTCGGCGTCGCGGTGCCAGCCCTCCTGCTCGAACACGGCCTTGTCCACCATGGCCAGCGGGCAGAATACCGCGTTCAGGTAGACGTCCATCAGGTTCTTGAAGTCCGTCTCATTCGGGGTCGCAAAAGGGTACACCGTCTTGTCCGGGAAGGTCATGGCGTTGAGGAAGGACGCCATGCTGCTCTTGAGCAGCTGCAAGAACGGCGAGGTCACGGGGTACTTCTCGCTGCCCGCCAGCACCGAGTGTTCGAGGATGTGGAACACGCCCGTATCGTCGGAGGGGAAGGTGCCGAAGCCGATGCCGAAGGCCTTGTTCACATCCTCGTTCTCCACCAGCAGGACGGTCGCCCCGCTGACATCGTGGGTCAGCACGGTCAGAGTACCGTGCTGTTCGGGGCAGTCTTCGCTCCGCACGACCGTATAACCGGGATATTGCTTCATTGGGATTCTCCTTTTTTCTGAGTTGAGTTTTGTTTTATTGTATCACGCTCTCTTGTAAGACGCAACAAACAAAAACAGAAGGGGATCGTCGGCGTTGCC